GCGCACCAGTTGCAATACTCGCAAGGCGTCGGGCGAGCGAACGTCGACGTTGCTGCCAAGATCCACCGCTGAGTAGTGGCCTCGGCCTCTTCGCGGGTGAAGTCATAGGACCGCACGAGCTGTTGATCGACATAGACCACATGGCCCGTCCACGACTCGGCGAAGTTGTCCTCCATGCAAGCCAACGCGTAGGCCGCGAGCTGCTCGCGATAGTTGCGCACTTGGCCGGTCTTGATGTCCGCAACCCATCGCGCACGCTTGCAAATTGCATCCGCCGTGCCGAGTTTGGAAAGCCCTGGCACCGCCATCGCAAGGTATTCCTCGCGTGTTTCGACGCGCTCGCCGCCGCTTAGTGAGCGCAAGGTCTTAATGCCCCACCGTGCGGATGCTTGATCTTCCACGGCGAGTTGTTCGGTCGGTTCGATGTCTCCATTCATCGCCATGCGGATTGCATAGTCGATTGCCGTCCCGCGCTCGGCAGCCGCCGAGGCACCGGATGCGCCGACGAACACCGGACATTCTGCAAGCTTGGGAGCCATGCTCGGCGTGAGTTCCTTCACGCCCCCTCCTTCGCTTCGAGAGCCTTTGCAATCAATGCCTCGGGGCGAGCCACGATGTTTGCGCGGAGTTTCTCCGAGACATCCCGCCAAGTTTGACCTGGCTCAATGGATTTGTTCGCGATCAAAAAGGCGTTCACCGCATCCTCGTTTTCCGCCAACATCTCAAATGCTCGCACATGATCGGCACCGACTACAACCGCCGCCGGTTCGGATTTTGCTTTTGGCTTTGCCGAAGCGAATAAATGCGCGACCGAACCCCACTCCATCGGAAGTTCTTCGGATAGGCCGCTGCGAGTCTTGGCGTCGTATGCTGCGCTGTGTGTTGTCAGGATGATGCGTTGCTTGCCGCCTGTGCCTTTGGCCTTGCCGTTTTCGCTTTCGACTACCTTTGTCTTGAATCGGAAAAACCAAAGCTCATCCGCCCATTCCTTAACGAGCGGCGATGACTGCTTGCTCATCTTCAGTTCGTAGCGGTCATAAGCCGTCATTAAGTCCGGCGGCTCAACCCGCTGAACCTTGCTGTGAGCGAGCAGGACAACGTGCTTGCCAATAGCGATCAGCGAATCCAGCGCGGTGAGCAGTCGGCTCATACGCTCGGCAACTTGCACCCAGCCCTTGCCGTAGCCGAAGTCCTCAATGCTGCTTTTCTTTGTGCTGGCGAGTAGGTCTTCTACGCATAGGCGCTCTGCCCAGTCTGCCGAGTCAATGACAACGGTCTGATAGTCGCTGGCTGCGACTTCCTTCAGCGCGCCGTTAAGTTCAGCCCAGCTGTTAATCTCGCATCGGTCGGTGTCCAAGTGCGCTGTGCCGCCTTCGATGTCGAGAAACAATGGATTCGGGAATTGCGCGGCGAAGGTTGTCTTGCCGACGCTCTCGACTCCATAAATGACGACCCGCTGTGGCCTTGTCTGTTTGCCTTTTGTGATTTTCATTTTTTCCAGATTTCCACTGATTGTTGATTTTCTCCGACAAATACGATGTCCGTATTTGCGCGCTTCATGTCTGCAAGGATGTTGTCTAGCATCCACTGTTCCCCCGGCAGCTTGTATGCCGTGGTGAGCGGACGGTAGCCGTCCGATTTTGCCTGCTGTTTTAGTGTTAGGTTCATGTCTTTGGGTTTCTATTTGTTGTTAGCAGCGTAAACGGCCACTGCCAGTGCCGCCCAAGTATGGGATTTAATGCCGTAGGTTGGCCCCGGCTTGGCCCTTGTTCCCTGCGGCCCGATGAGATCGAGTAAGGCTTGGCGAATGTTCGCGTCCTTGGCTCGCATGGTTCCGCAGAGAAAAAGCTTGATGTCTTTTCGATAGCATAGGGTTGGTTCAACTCTTGCAATTTCCGTGAAGCGCCCGATCCATACGCATGTCTCAAATGTAGATGCCCCGACCGCCATGCCGTAGGATGCGATCATTTCGATTGCCACGGCGTCGTATTCGCGTCCGATGAGCACTTGCCGCATTTCGGGGTTTGAGATCCATCCGTGGTCGAGAATTACTTCGTCACGATATTGGACAAAAGCGCTCTGCGTTGTTCCAGGATCGATTGCGAGAATGGTTTTCATTTGTCCTTCTTCTCAAGCCGCCCTGCCTCGCGTCCGATGTAGTAGCAGGCCACGCATGAGCCGAGAGTTATGACTGCGATAGATAAGGCGAGCGTCGCGCTCATTCGATACCCTCCTCGGACGGATAGTTAAACTCTGCCCAGTGAGTGACTGTCTCATGTGGCGGGAGTCCCGTCATAAGCTCCCACCCATTTTTTGAATAGCACCCAATCTCCAAGAGGTCGAATCCGAAATGAAGGATGACGGTCTTGTTTACCTCCGGCAAAATCGCTGCGTCGTTCCAAGTCAATGCGCTCATTTCTCCCCCCATGTTGTGATCCAGTATGTAAGGGCCGCGAAGATCGCCACCGGCCCGAAGGCTTTGAATGCCTCCCAAGCAAACTGCAAATTGCGGATGATTGTTTCGTGTTCCATATTATTTTTCCAGCGCGACGAAAAGCGCCGCGATTCCGTGAAGGTTTTTAAATTTTGTCTTTGCCTCCTCAACCGAGTAGGCGTCCATCATGTCCCGAATCGGACCGAAAAGAGGGTCGTAGCCCTCGCAGATGTATGTTTTGGATTTCATATTTTTAGAACGCAACCGTTGCGCTGAAATCAATTTTTCATCTCTCGGAAAAATGAAAAGATTTTTTTGAGATTTCCCGAAAATAAATTTTGAGAAATGTCTTTACAAACCCGCGCGTCCAATGCTGGTGCGGGTGAAACGGCTTTTTATTTTGCGAGCGGACGGTAGAACGAGACCGTTTTTATTTGCAGACCGCGTTTTATCTTCGCTAGTTTTTTCTCAAACCGCCTTGCGCTTACTTCTTCGTCGAGAGTCTTGCACAGTGTGCTTCGGCAACGGCCAGATGCCTCTGAGATGTCATAAACGCTCTGCCAGCCCTCGCTGTGAAGCTGCTCGATGTCGTCAACTTTTGCCTGCTCAAATACTCGCTCCCAAGCGGCGGTTATATTGGCAGAAGCCAGGGCTGGTTGTATTTTCTTTCGCATGTGTTTACTGTTATGGTTTTGTCGTTATAAAAGCCGTAAGCAAAGCCCTGCGACCACGCCAGCGTTGCGCGGCGTGTGCTGGCATACTCCATGTCGAATCGGGCGAGCATGCCGACGCAGTAGCCTGTGGAGCCTTTAAGAGTGCGGGCGCGTTCGCTTCCTACTCGGTGCAAGTGAGCCATCACAATGTCGCTTCCGAATGCCTCGCAGTGATCGCGTATGGCCTGCACGTTAAACATGCTCCCATGCAAAAATTTTGCTCCTCCGAGTTCCGCATAGCTGCGGATGTTGTATGGATAGAGACGCGCCTTGAGCTTCTTGGCGGCCTCCTCGATTGCTTGGATGGTAAGCGTGGCGGCGTGAGCTGCCAGCGCGTTTGGCGAGGCTGCGAGCTTGTAGAGTCGGGCTTCGTGGTTGCCGAATAAAATGTGCTGTGGCCTAAGTTCATGGAGGAAATCAATTCCCGCGCTGAGATCGTCGCTCACGCTGGCGGCTCGGTCGCTGGAGTTCGGGTCGTTGACGGCGCCTGCTCGGAACGCTGCTAAGTCCAGAAAGTCGCCCAAGTGGAATGTCGTCTCCGGCTTCCAGCGGTCGCGAAATGTTAGCACCGCCTTGCGTGCTTCAGGGTCGATTTGATCGCCGTGCGAGCATCCGACCGCCATCCACTTTTTCCAGACTTTTGAGATATTCATACGAGGTCAGGGATTTCGTTGTCCTTGCGGAGTTCCCAAATGTAGCTGCGCACTTTTTCGAGAGTCTCGGCGTCTGCGGTGTGGCTGCATCCTCCGTCGTCGCGCCACTCGCGAAACTCGCCAGAGTCATGTTTAAGGAATGAGCGAATTTCGTTAAGAAGATCGCCCAAGACTGAAATCGCATCCATGCCCTTCACTGCGCAGATGTGTTCAAGACGTTCTTCGGGCAGGTTAAATTCAAGCGTGGCTTTCATATCAATTCTTCTTCTTCGTCGTCGTCTTCCGGCGGGTGAATAATGTCGTTCGCTTGGCCGAGGAGTCCTTCAACTGCGTAGCGGTTGCCAAATTTAATTTCGGAGTGCAACGTGTCGCCCTCGTGCTCCCATGTGACGATTGCGAGTCCTGCGTCAAAATGTTCGGAAAGGAGCTTGCGGACTTCAACCATTACGGCTTCGCGGCTCTTCTCCATTTTTTTCATCCGTGCCAGTTGCGGAGCGGGCCGCAGTCGATGTGCACGAATCCGGCGTATGTGCCGATTCCGCCTGTGAAAATTTTTTCGTTGCGGACATCCTTAGCGATCTTCACAAGGTCGGGGATGGAGACTTTGGCAGTGATGTCGAGAGCCATGAAGCGCGTGTGTAGGCTGTGCCTAGCCCCGCCGATGGCTTTGTTGTATGCCTCATTGCGATAGGCTGAGAGGATCTGGATCGGCACGCCAAGCCGCTCGCGGATCGCGTCGGCTGCGTAGAGGGTCGGAATGATGTTGGGCCAAAGCGCCTGTGTGGGGATCGCGTTGCACTTCAGGAACGAATTGGAATTGCCGAGAAAGAAAACCTCTTTCGCCGAGAAGTATTTGATTCCCTGCCGGTCGAGTAGTTTTTGAAACTCGGAAATTTCTTGGCTCATTTGTCTCGTCTGGTAGGCGAGTCAAAAACGTGCGCTCCGTATTTGTTTATGAGTTCGGGCGGCGGGCTGAATGAGAGCGTGACGTTGCCTTCCTTCGTAGGCCAAGAGACGGCGCATCCGGTCATAAGAAGCATGAGGAGACAGAAGATCGCCGCCGCGAAAAAGCCGATGGCAATGGTGCGGTAGTGGTCAAACATCACTGACCCTTTCGGAATACGTTGATGATGCCCACAAGCCCGAGGGCTGCGGCGATGATATGATTCTGGAGTTCAGGATCAAGCGTTAGCCCGAGGCTGGCAGCGACGAAAATCAAGCCGCGCCAAGTTGAGGTCTGGCTTGCGTAGTCGAGTATTGTATCAGTCAGTTTTTTCATTGTTTTGGTGCTTTACTTTTCGCGACATGTAGATCGCCGTCAGGATGGCAGCGATGAGGCCCACGCAAGCGGTCGCGAATTGGACGCCTGCGGTCAGGTGTGGAAGAAGGGAAATGATGAAGCTGGTGGCGGACGTTGTGGTGCCGACTAGTGCGACAAAGAAAGGGTGGTCGTTCATGGAAATCATGGCAGTCCGAGACCTTGGCCGAGGGTGGATTTGTATAGGGCGTAAAGCGCAGCGGAATTTGCGTTTGATGAGTTTCCGAATAAGGCGAAAGAGATTTTGCCGTCAAAGTATCGCGTTCCAGTAATCACTGCGCCAATGCGCAGCGTGTGTGTTGCATCCTGATTTGGCGTCCTTGCGGCTCCTGTTGTGAATGAGCCTGCGTCTATGTTTGCGCGGATCAAATCGCTTTCCGAAAACATCTGAAATGCCTTAAATGTGTTCAGGCTGTTGCCGGAAACATTGTAAATAGTTTGAGCGGTTCCGTCGCTGATTTGTGGCTGAAATGTCGCAGCGACAGCCCTCATCGCCCACGAAATATCAGCGAGCGAGTCGTTTAATTTTCCGCGCCCAAATACATTTGCATGCGAGCCGCTAATGGATGTCGCGTTTTGCACAGTCATTGCGTTAAACGGAACGGTTGTCGGAGAGAAAACGAGCGAAGTGGAAACGTCGATTCGCTGGCTGGAAGCAGATGCAAAGGTCACCCCATCCGCCCCCCAAGTCGGCCCGTTGACCAGAGTCCCGTTGTATGTCCCCAGTCCGCCGAGCGAGTAGGCCGTTGATCCTGTGCCTGCGTTCTGCGATGAGCGAAGAGGCCAGCATACCATGCTGCTGTAAAGCCCGAGTTTTTTAACTCCCTTGACGAAATGATTGATCGCCGCGCGGTCGGTCGCCCCGCTCGTGTTGATATACGCCCGAGCGTCTGCGTCAAATGAAGCTGAGACAAATGGGAAGCTGAGAATCATTTTTTAGAAAATGTCGCCTGCGAATACCCAGCTATTCGTGCCCAGCTTCATGAGAGAAGCCACGCTGTGCTGGCTCGAAAGGTTGCTGGCAGCGCCCGCCGCATTGATCGTGACACCTGCCCCCGCCGTCACAGCCACGCCGCTGACTGCGGAGCGGTAGAGCAACACCTGCGAGCCGGTCGGGAATGCAGCGGTCGAGTTTGGCGGGACGGTGATCGTCATGCCTGTGGTCGCATTGATGAGTCCGTAGGCGTCGGAGAGCGCGAGAGTGTAGGCCGTGACTGCCACGGAGTTGATCGGCAGCGAGAATTGAGGGACGGGAGAGAATGCGTCCGCGTCGATCAACTCCTCCGAGACTGAGCACGCGCTTAAAATCACGGTCTGCCGTGTGCCGCCTTCGGTAAGTTCGATTTCAAGATCAAGGTCAATGGATGGATCGTTGCCGACCAAATCCCGCAGCGCGTAGGTGGCAAAATTGACGCTTGCGGTCTTGCCAGGCTTGGCTGTCAGGCCGCTTTGGATTGTCATCACTGGCAAGTCGGCGAAGCCTTTGGACCCTGCAAATGTGATGTCGTAATACTCGCCTTCAATGCCCGCGACTGTGACGCCGCCAGAGCCGATCGAATCAAGTGCGGCCAATGCGGATTCGATGTCTGCTGCCGTTGCGTTGGCTGCAAGAGGCTCTGTCTGGCGAAGTGTCGTCAGGACGCTGCCGGTTGTAGCTGTGCCTGTGAGCGCCGTGCCGCCTGCCGTAACCGATACGGTGAACTGCGTCGGCTGCGGCAAAGCCTTTACGAAATACTGCGTGCCGTTTGAGTAGCCGGTCAACGCCGAAAAGCCTGTGAGCGTAACGGGTTGGTTGAGCGCAAGGCCGTGGTTCGAGGCAACGATGAAAACGCCCGCAGTGACAAGCGATCCAATCGTGATTGACGAGCTTGGCGTTGTCAGGCGGTAAGTGCCTGAGAAGGGCTTTTGCGAAAACGAGAGGCGCTGAACTTCGTTGTTCGTGTCGGAGCCTGTGACGGTCGTCACAAGCGTTGGCGTGACGGCAGTCGATAGGTCGGTCCAAGTCGATTGAAAGACGGCAGGAGCCAAGCGCAGTTCAATTTCCTGAACCTCTTTTGCGGTTGCGCTGCCCGCTACGCGCTCGCCAATGACAGCAACGGTGTCGGGAATGAGCTGAGAGACATCGGCTGTGATGCTTCCGCGAGTTCCTGCGGTTGCAAAGCGAACTGTGAACTGCTCCGAGAGTTGGCCGGTCACTGTCACACCGCCCGCGCTGGAGATCGCTGTAAGCGCGTTAAGCGCGGTCTGGACCTGTCCGGCAGTTACCGCTGCGTCAAGTGCGCTGGTCGTGTCCCCGCCGAAGGTCAACGTATAGGCTCCCGTCTCGGGCGTGCCTGTGCGCGATCCCACGCCAAGCTTCACGCTCGAACTGGTTTTATCGACTACGCTAAACGGCGCGCCGATGATTCCGGTGGCCTGTAAAAAGTAAAGGTTGAATGTGCCGGTGTCGCCCTTTGTGAATCTCGGCACTCCAGCCGGTGAGAGGTTGGTTTCGCTCGTAGCGAGCCGATTATTCGTGAGGTCGATGAAAAGATCGCGTGCCATTGTGCTTAGGCGCGCTTGTCAAAGTCTCAGTAATTTTTAGCAGAGTCGCAACAGCCAGAAATTGGATTGCGCCTTTTTGGATGCGTTTTTTCTAGTCCGGCAAGTAGCCTATCTCGAAAAGCCTCGTTATTCTGTCCGGCAGCGATGCACTGATTACACTCGCCAACGTAGGGATGCCCCCCGCGAAGCGCGATAGCGCACAAGCGGCGGCCTGTGTCTTTGCCGGGTGGTTTAGATTGGTGAGGACAGGTCATGGTATTGATACTGTCACCTGTCCGGGTACATCAGTATAGTCGCCATCGGGGGTGTGTTGCGTTCCGAACCGCGCGTTTCCGAATCCGACGTCGTCTAGGTAATACTCACCGTTGCCTCCTTCTCCAGCTTGACCATCTGCTTCGAGATAGTCTGCGTCCAGAAGCCAGTAACCTGGGCCAAATTCGTCGTTTATATATTCCCAAGTTAATGTAGCGTAAACTATCGTGTGGTTTCTTTCGATATTGTCATCAAAGAACCTTTCCACATAATTAAACACACTACCCCCCGCGTCAAGATGTGCCTGCATAAGCGGGTCGATATAATTCCATTCACACTTAGATACCCGGGTGACGGTACAAGTTAGCGGCGGAGAAAAATTAACGTCGTTCGACACGAAGTATGCTGGCTCGAACTGATCTTCTACCGAATTGTTTCCCGGCGTCAGGTTGCCGTCTCCGTCGATCAAACAGGCCTTTGTGGTGCGAACCCCACCGATGTATTTTGCCCACACGCCAGACTCCAAAATCACGCCGTTCGTCGTGTCGCCGTAGTCTGTGCCGGACTTAGAAAGCGAGCCAACGCCTAGCAATGTGATCGCGTCGGGCAAATCTGCGGACACGGCCTGAGTTGCGGGATACATACAACAGTCAGGGCAGCAGGTGCAAGAAACCTTCCCGTCTTGTGTGACAACCTTCCCGTCTTGCGTCTTGATCGTCATGAGCAAGCCTCCGTCTCGATCCATTGCATTGCGCCGTCCACCGCCCCGAGAACGTATGTCCCAGAGGCCGGTATAGCGGGAATCTTGAGCTTGCGTTGTTTGTGCCCACCCGTGCCGGTCGTCTCTTCAATCAAACTCACATCGGCGTCGAGCGTTGCGTAAACGAAATTCTGCATGAGATCCCGCGCGCTTATGGCGTAAGGGTAGTCCGAGCCCATCGTGCCTTTTGGTCGTTTGACGCGTTCTTGGAAATCGACTGGAGGATTGGCGGCCATTTTTAATCAACGCGCAGCAGCAAAAATGGACCGTAAACCACGGTAATTTCGGAGAATCGACCATAATTTCGTGCCGCATAACTTCGGATTGCAACCGAGTAAAGCCTTCTGTTTGGGTTTACGATATACTCTCCCACCTCCCCATAATCGAAAACAACTGTCGGCGTTCCCCTGATTGCATTAGTCGTTGGCGAAATAGTCTCGCCTTCAGTCAATACGACTTCCTTCGTGAGTAAATTGTTTTTCAGTACAGCCTGCCCGGTGATGCCGCCTCCCGACACGGATTCTGTTGTAAATTCTTCGGAAATTTGCTCTATGCCCGTTGTGTTCGCCCTTCCATATGCCGTCACGCGGAACTCGTAAAATCCATCATCCCGAGCCATTTCTTGCGGCTCTGGGAAAATGTAAAGCCCGTCGATTGCGGGCGTGCCTTCATCGTCGGGCAATAGGTTCCCCACGGCCAATTCTGAGCGATAGCGCGCCTCGTCTCCGAGCCTGCAAATGTATGTGCGCTCAACTCGCACAAGGCCGCTCGGGAATGTCTGCACCGAGCGCCCCGGTGCTGTGATGAGGTTGCTTGTGCCGTGGTATGTGTATGCCATGATTTATTATGCGAGCGCCTGCTGCGGCAGCTTAGGTTCAATTTTTGCAACAATGTTTTTGATTTCGAGCACAAGGGTCTCCAGTGACATCGGCCTGTCTTTGCCCATGTCCTCTTTCGTCTTTCCGTCTTTGCCGGGCTTGTCGACCGATGGTTCCTCTGCAAGCGGTTTTGATCTCCCAAATTTGTCCGGCGTCGCCTTGCCTTCCTTCACATCTTTGACGCGCTTCGCAAATTCGCTGCCTGTCTCACCTATTTGCTGACTCAGCCCAAAGTCTTTTCCGATGTCCGCCATGCTTCGGCGGTCCTTGGTCCGTCCCGATCCGCGAATATCCGCTTCGACTTCCCTGTTTTGGATCTGCTCGGCTGTTCTTTTCGCTGCTTGAAATTGTCCCTTCTCGATTTGCTTCTGTCCACGTTCTTCCAACCCGCTGATCCCCGTGCCTTTCTTGCCTTCGGCTTCGGCGATGGCTTGAAGGAGCTTGGCCGATGCGGAGAGTTCCTGCTTCATACTCCTTGCGCTGCCTTCAGCTTTGCTGAAACTGCCTTCGATGGAGTCGGCGTCATTCGCTGCGCCAGATGTGTTGTTTTTTATTTTAACTGCGGACTCTGCGGATTTTTCAAAATCAGTCCGGAGTTTTGTTCCGATGGCTTCGACTTCCTTGAAGTTCTCGACGGCGGCGGCAGAGGTTTCTTTTGCGCCAAAAATATCGATGTCGCTTTTTTCAAAGCTGCCGATGACTTTGTTGAACTCATTTGTGAGTCCTGCCGTATTTGTTTTAAGTCGCTCGCCATACATGTCGCTGGCAGCGCCAAGCCCAGAACTGATCTTGTCCAGCACGCTGCCACCTGCGGCGTCGAATGCTGTTTTGAAAGCCATCCCTCCGTTTTCACTAACGAAAGCAAGAGCGGAGTTGAATTTGCCTGTGACAAACCCAATCGGATCTGACATTGCATTTTTGAAATCTGCGGCAAAAGCGTTTACGACGCTGTTGAAACTATTCGAGAAAAAGGTAATTACGTTTTCAATGGCCTTTCCAAAGAATTGCTCGAAACCCTTTACGACGGAATTGATGTTATCAACAAAGAATTTTGAAAAATCAATTACTGTCTTGATGAGAGCAATTCCAATTTGTCCGGC